TTTGTCCTCAGCGGCAAGTAGATTTTGAAGTTCTTCGTGTTTCTGTTTTTCAGCCTCTAATCGGGCTTGTTCAGCCTCTCTGCGGGCATGTTCAAACATGTCTAAACATTCTTGTACTTTGTCCATTGTTGATACTAATAATCTAGCATCTCTTCCTGTAACTTGAAGGCCACTTAAGGCTACCATTAAGACCTGATATTCGGCCTCTGAAAACATTTGTTCTATCATAACTTACTGATTTATTTTTGCGTATTCTTGTTGTAGTTTTACTACAGTATTGTACATCATTTCTAATTGAGCCCCTTTAAATGTACCATCTTTTAAGGTAATTAACAAGAATTCAATTTCTTCTTTAGTAAAAATGCTTTGAGTTGTAACGGGTACGTTAGAATTAGATTGGGTATTTCCCTGTATTTTGTTTATTAGACTCATAACTTTTTTGAATAAAGTCATTATTTATTAGGCATAAATATAAATATCACTGTTTCCTGAGTCGATATACATGTTACCGTATCCGTTTCCTGTATCTCCAAAAGTAGGGGCAGCAGATGGAATACCAGCTGCTTGTTTAACAGTAACCATATATTCATCAACTGTTGCTGTTGAAGCACCAGCATGTAAACTTCCAGTTACAGCAAAACGACCGTATGTTCCTGTTGAACTAGCTTCTAAGTAGAATGCGGTACCAATACCTCCGGCAGTGTGTTGTATAATTAAACCACCATCGGTTAATGAAGTAGAACCAGAGGCTAATAAAGCAAATTTATCAGCAATTAATAAGCTAGTTGAGTTATTGAATGAAGCTGTACCGGCAACTGTTAAGTTACCTGTAATTATTGCATCACCTGAAATAGAGGCACTTCCAGGGATCATTAAGTTAGTAAAGTAACCTAATACACCCTCAACAGCTCCTGGTGAATCAGGAGCACCAGCAGGAGTACCTGCTTTAATATATCCGGAGCTAGCTAAAATATTACTACCAGCAGTTACAGTAGTTGCAGAACTAAGAGTTAAACCCGAAACAGCTCCTGAACCAGATATTGCTGATCCTGTAATTGCACTAGTTGCAAATATACCACCAGTAACATTTAAAGGTAATGTAGATGAAACAACAGTACCGTTATCGCTTACAACAGAGTTAACTAATTGAGTTCCGTCCCATTTGGTTAAAAAGTTAGTAGTTAAAGAACCAGCATTCTTTAATTGAACATCATTAGCATTTACAGTAATACCTGTTCCAGCACCAACTGCTAAAACACCATTAGTTGAAGTTAAACCAGCACCAGCGGCAAAAGTACCATATGATCCACTATCAAAAGTAAAATTACCTGTTGATTGGTTATATCCTAAATAAGCAGTTGCTGATAATTTTTCTCTTACACCTTCGGTAAAATGTGTTGATCCTGTATCTAAAGCAACAGTTTGGGCAGAATTACCATCATAAGAAAAAGCAACTATACCATTTCCTTGAGTTAAGTCAGCTAAGTTAATATTTACGTTACCGGTAAATGAACCACTAAATGAACCACTTAAAAAAGTAGTTGCAGGGTTATTTGTAATTTGTTGAGTTGTACCTACATTAAGTTGGGTACTAAATAAACCCGCACTAGCGGTTACGTTTAATAGTTCGGCTGCTGATCCCGATACTATGAGTTTCTTCCAAGTTGCCATTGTATGATATTATCTATTATAAATATTATGATCCAAAGAAAAAGTCACCAGATGATGAATAAAATATTCCACCAGCAACTACTGTAGGAGGTACTGTTTTTTCTTGTAAAACAACTACTCCTTCATTATTCACTTTAAAAACTTCTACAGAAGCAGATCGTATTAAAAATATATCATTAACTGTATTTACTGATGCTGTTACTGATCCAGTAGCAATTTGAGATAAATTTAATCCAACAATGGCCGAAGCAGGTATATTGAATAAATTAGCACCCGAACCTGAATAAGATCCGCTAAATAAAAACAATGATCCTGTTATGGTTGCATTTCCTTGTAAGTTAAATGACCCTGAAATGTCTGCGGATCCAGAAAATGGAAATGTGCCTTTACCTGCTGGTCCTTCAGGACCCATAGGACCTGTAAGAATTTGAACAACCGAGGTTATAGGTTGTGTAACTTCAATTTGAGTAAAATTATCTTGATCTGAAACAATAATAGCCCTATCTTGGTTTACAAGATTAATTTCATTATTGTTTGGGATTAAGTTAATATTATTACTCATTACCTAGTTACTTCTTTACTTAATTTAATGTTTCCCTCAATAAGTCTTGTAACTACCGGTGGAGTTGCACTGCTATATATTTCTAAATCATATACAGCTTGATTAAAATCAAGTAATGAACTAGTTGTAGATGAGATATAAATTCCAATAGCTCCAGAGGCAGGAGTTGTAGATCCATTAGATCCAGAAAAGTTTAATCCTGTTCCATCAGGATTTAATGAGCTAGATAAGGTTAAGTATACTTGAGATGAATCTACAGTTGGTCGAATTTGCATTCTTCCACTATACCCCGATAAGCTAATAGGGGTATTAGTGCTGTCTTTATATTGTATCTCAAAAGATAATGTAGCACCTTGTTCTATTATAAAAGAATATTTTCCAGCAGACATATTAGTTTATTATAAATATTAATTTAAATTAAATTATAAACTTCCTGTTGTTTCTAATCCAAATACAACTTTGGTTTTATTAAAAAATGTACCTATACCGTTAGCAATATCTTTATTAATAGCATCTGGTATTAAATGTCCATATAATTTTAAATCAAATGTTGATTTTACAACACGATCTGTGTTTTGTTGTAATTCAACTGCTGTAGTATAGTTAGCAATAGTTGTTCTGAACTTAAACCTTTCTGGATCACCCCAATAAGAATTTGCAGCATAGTTAATTGACTCAAGTATACGGTTCATTTGCTCAATATAATACGTGTAAACCGTAATTGTATACGTTAAATTTACAAAGTCTGGGTATATTACACCATAATATTGGACTTGAGGTTTTCTGTTGTTTAAAACGCTAAAATTATCATATACGTTTCTTTGGTTAAATTTTTTCTGAAAAATACCAAAGTTATAAGGGTAAGCACTATCCAATAATTTATTACCTAGGTTATTTACTTGATCAAAACTTGTACGTTTGAATGAAATTAATGGCGCCATTAACTTACCGTTTTTATCACGGTAATAACCATCTTTTTGCATCATTTTCCATTTTTCAGCATCACCGTATACTACGGGTACAGCTATTCTTTCTCCATTTTGTACTACAAAAGGACGAATAACATTATCAAAATAGTAAATAATAGTTTCATCTAAATCTTTTAAACCAATACTAAACGGTTTTACATCATCCCCTTTAAATGAACGGTGTTCCCCCCTGTTTATAACAGTAGTTGAGTTTGGGTTACCTTGATTAGGCAAATAGGGATCAACAAAGCTATCGCTTATTTCCCTTTGACTTTCAGGTCTTACCTCTCTAGTTGGTTTATTTTTAGCCACGTTCTTTAGTTATTTGTACCTTGTCACTTGGAACAAGGTGAGTTTGACATATAAGTGAAATAGAACGGCCAAAGTCACCTAAACTTAAATAAGGGTATTCGGCATTTTTACCTGAGAATAGTTGGTTTTCTGTTACAGAGTCTACCTCATAGTAATTTTCATACCACATGATTATATCACCAACAGATAAAGTTAAATCAAAATCAATTAAATCATCTCTTAAGAATGCAAATCCTAACTCACGATCTACATCAGGACCTAATTCATTTACTCCCCACTGTTGATCACCTCGAGTAATCAAACAATTTAATAGTAAAGGACCATTATAATATTTGTTTAAAGCCTCACCATACATGTTGGTGGTACTTTGATCTAGTTTTAGTGTATAATAACCTACTTGTTGGGTAATAATATCTCCCATTAGCTCACGTGATACGTGTCTAAACATTGAAATATCACGCTGAGTTCCAAATAAAGCCATTAGGTGGTAGGAGTTATAGTTTCCAATTTAGGTTTAACAAATACAACTCCTTTTATTTTTCCATCAAAACTATCACCTTGAACAATATTATTTCTAATTTTTTTAGCTACCTCTAAAGGGGATTTATCAGTCATGAATTTAACTTTAATTAGGTAAAATTCATAATCATTATTTTTCTTAGAAAGATCTACTAGTCTATCACTATGTTCGGGCATAGCAACAATCACGTTTTTTACACCGCGAATTCGATCGACAACGTAAGTTAAATTAGTACTTTTAGTTATTTTAACTAAATAAAATACTTTATATTTATTATATTTTTCTGTTATTTCTTTACGTGCCATTATCCTACATATATTACAAAGGGTATATTACTTAATTCTTGTTTAATAAAATCACTTTCGTCTTTTTTTCGTTCTAGTAAAGCCTTACGAGAAGTATCATCCAAAAATCCTCTAATTCTTTCAATTAATGCTGTTTTTTCTTCTTTAGCTTGAGTAATTAAATCAGGACCATTTAACCTAATTTCAGCTCCAGGAATAGGAATTTGTTCGTATTTATTACGAATTAATCCTAACATTTCTTTAGCTATAGCTAAAGTATATTCAAATATCCATTGCCTACCCACAGAATTAATTTGTGAATAAACTGGGTTGTTCATAGGAACATTTGATATATTAGATATTTTTCCATTACCTTCACTTCCAGAAACAAAACCAGAATTTCTTTCATCTAATTTAATATATTGAAATAATAAACTACTTACATCACCTGTAGGGATAGGGAATAGTCTTAATTTATTATTTTGAATTTCAAATGAATAATTTGATTTTCGAATTTGGTCGTTAAATTCAATTGCTTGAATTTTTTCTAAATCTGCATATACGGGCATTAATAAAAAGTTAATACCAGGTGAATAGTTACCAAAACCAAATGTTTCTAATAGTGATTGAACACCGGTACCTGTACCAGCATATGGATCAAAATAACGAACAATAGCTGGGGGGGCTTCATAGAATACTCTTTTAATTTCAATACCACCTGTAATACTTTGAGATACAGCCCAGTCATCTAAATCATATACTTGTTGATTATGATTTAATGTAATAGATCCTGTATACCAATCAACATCCCCTCCAGTTCCTGCTTCAGCACCATACTGACGAGCAATACGGATAATATTTCCTAAGTTAGGGCGGGATAATGTATTATTTTGAGCAATTGATCCCGTACTATTACCTTCTAAAGACAAGTAATTATCTCTAATTTTAAATGAATACAATTGATTTCCATATGTAGTAACAGCTTCCTCAAAAGCAGCATAAAAATGTATATCTTGTAATTCAACTTCCATTATAGGATAACCTAAACGAGTTGCACAAAACTGAGCCATTTTATCAGCATCTGTTTGAAAAGTAAAATCATAGTCATAAAATCCAAAAGGAGTCATTCCAGGAAAGAATGAACTAGATCCTGGCCATATGGGAATATTTTGATAGGTAGTAGCCATTTATTATAAATATTTAGTCTTTGTATTTCTCGTAGACTGAAAGAATGGGCTCAACTATAGGATGTCTGTGGTTAGATGTTAATGTAATTACTTTTACGTTAGGTACTTCCTCTAGTCTTAGGAAGAAATCAAATCCTGTGTCTTTTTTGTTTTTTAAGTCACATTGTGTCATATCGCCACAAAATACCATTCTTGAATTTAAACCTAATCGACCAATCATCAATTCGGTTTGTTTCATAGTAGCGTTTTGGGCCTCATCAATTAGGATAAAGCAGTTAGTGAAGGTATTACCCCTCAAAAACCCAAATGGGGCGACAGTTACTTTCCCCTCTTGTACTAACTTGTCGCTTTTTTCCTTACCAATCAGCTCGTGCATGATATTATAAATGGGGGAGGTAAGGTAAGATAGTTTCTCGTCAACGTTACCCGGAAGGAATCCAATGTCCTCCCCTGCTGTTACGAATGGACGAGCTATAATTATTTTTTCAATCTCACGATTGAATAATAAATCTAAAGCAGCCTGTATGGCTAATGAGGTTTTACCTGAACCTGCTTTACCTTTAATAGCAATTACGGTATTAGTTAGTATAGCGGCTTTGGCTTGTTTTTGTTCAGGATTTAATACAATTCCAAACTTAATAGGAGTTTTAGGTCTTCTTTTTTCTTTAAAAACCTCATCAGTGTGATGGTTGCTTGTCATGATAACTTGTTCTATGATACATATTAATATACAAAAAGACCCGAGCAAAGCCCGGGTCTCTTTATAAGGTTTTTTAATCTATTCCTTTTAAGATTAGATAGTGTTCAAACCACTAACATAGATCTTACCATAGAATTCAGGACGAACCATTTTCTTGGCATAACGAGTCAACAAACCTTTACGAGGAGTGAAGGTGTTAGGATCGTAGATCAAAGGAGTCATGATCAAAGGAATGTAAGGAGCAAACACAGCACCAGTTTCCAAGAATTGGCTACCACGGAAACCTAACAAAATAGTGTTTTCGGTCATGTATGGGTTCTTGTAAACTTTCAAGTGGCTGTTGATAGAACCAGCTTTCATTACACCGAAGTTGTAATTCATTTTGGTTACATCACCGTTAGTGTCAGCAGCGTATCCTGGAATTGATTCCAACACAGTAGCAACTTGAGGAGCAACTACCATGAAGTTAGCACCACCACGCAATGTTTTCTGGTGGATGATGTTAGATAATTTTTGGATTTTAGTTCCCAAAGTTTGGAACCAACCACCTTGAGTGTTGAAGAATGCTGAAGAGTTAGCTACGAAAGCAGTACCAGCAGTGTTGATTACTTGGTTGTTAGCAGCTGACCAGTACTCAGTACCAGCGGCAGCACCGTCGATCAACATATCCAAGATTTCCAAATCAATTTCCAAAGAAATGTACTCGCTCATAACTGAAGTCAATTCAGCTTCAGCATCCAATGAATGGTAAGCGTTCAAATCTTGAGCGAATTCAGGAGTCCATACGGCTTTCAACTTACGAGTTTTAGCAACGATAGAATCTGATTTCATTTGTACGTTGATTTCAGGAATTGAAATAGAGCTGTTACCAGCGTTCAAAGCAGTGTTACCATCTTCGAAATCACCACGCTTGTTATCAGCAGGAGCTAAACTGTAAGATACAGAACAGTTAGTGTGAGTTAAAGCGATGTTATTTGCTAATGAAGAAGTAGGAACAATGAAAGTAACTGTACTAGTACCGTTATCAGTTGTGAAAGCAGGTACGTTGTTAGATACTAACAAAGTTGAACCAGAGGCAATAGTGAAAGCACGAGCAGCAGTGAAGTCAGTAGTTGAAGGCAAGGTAACTTGCAACTTAGCATAACCAGCAAATGATGAACTAAAATTATCATCAAAGCGGAAGTCAGCCCAACTCATACCACTACCAGAAGCAGTTACAGTTGCAGACATTACTGATCCAGTATTGTTAATAGAGTAACCGAAACGGCCAGCCCCGTAAGCACCACCAGTATTGGTGTTACCGAAAGGAAGAGCAGATCCACTGTCACCGTACATAGATTGACCAGCGGTGAAAGGAGTCTTAGTAGTACCGTATTGGAAATCCAAGTAGAATACAAGACCTGAAGGCAAGTTCATAGGTTGAACGCTTACTAATTCTTTAGAAGCGATCTGACCGAACACCTTACGAACCAAAGGCAAAGCTACACCAGCCCACTGTTCACCAGCACCTGTTGTAAATGAACCTCCAGCTACACCTGCGCCAGAAAGAGATGATTCGTTAACCAACTGTTTAGCTTGGTTTTCAAGAATCATAGACATGTTGTTTTTCTCGTGATCAGAGCTAATACCTTCTAAAAGGCCGGTCTTAGACCATTTGTTAGCTAAACGAGCTGCATCGTTTTGGACTGCCTTATAAGGAGAGGCGCTTTCCAATAAAGATTGTAATTCCATTTTTTATTTGTTGTTTGTTTTAAGGTTTTTGTTTTGTTTAAATTAATCCTGCTAATTTTTTAAATCTTGTTACCATTGCATCTTCTTCAACAATCATTTGTTTTTGTTGGTGTTGAGACACTCCAGTAGGTTTAGAAGCAAATCCTAATGATTCTTTAACTACTTGTTTCTTAGCAGTTGAGAAAGAACTAGATAAAGTTTCATATACAAGTTCTACTTCTTTAATAGTGGTAGCTTTATCAAAAGTTGATAAAACTTTTACTTTTTGTGATTCGTTTAAGCTACGAGCTTTGAAGATTTTGTTAGTGTAAAGCAATTTAGCGTTGAAGAGTTTCATTTCTTGAAGTTCACCTTTAAGAGCTTTGATTACTTTAACAGCTTCATCAAGTTCTTTTTTAGCTTTATCATCTTCTTTTTTCTTAGCTTCTTCTTTTTTAGGCATTTCTTTTTTACCTTTTTTCTTAAGTTCAGCTAATAATTCGTCGATGCTAAAATCTTCTTCAATTTCTTCTTCATCACCCATCATTTCCTCACCATCTACTACTTCTTCGTCACCCATCATCTCTTCTTCATCACCCATCATTTCTTCTTCTTCACCTTCGTACTCAGGACCAGCTTGCAATTCACCTGATTCGATCATTTTTTCAATTTCATCTTCGATGATTTTTTTCAATGATTCAACGTCGGTAATGTCAATTTCTTCGTCCTCGTCTTCTTCTTCTTCTTCTTCCTTTTCCTCTTCGTCTTCTTTAGCTTCGTTTAATTCTTCTTCAGATACTTCTTCAGATGCTTCTTCTTCTAATTCCAATTCAGCTAACAATTCGTCAAGGTTAAGTTCGTCAATAGTTTCGTCGCCCATCATATCCACCTCATCTACTGGGGCTTCTATAGTTTCTTCATCATAAGACATTTCATTTTGTAAAAAGTCTTTGTCTGTAGAGTCGCCATATTCGTCTTCATACATTTCGTCTTTAGATTCATAGGTTTCTTCTTCCATTTCTGAAAGTTTTTGAGTAAGCTTTTCTCTCAAAAATGGAGCGAAGGCTTCCTCAAGGGCAACTTTTGCGTTCGCAATAGCTGCTTCTTTGACAGCTTTTGCATCAGCAATAGCTTCTTTGAATAATTCTCGATTGTTCATTTTCCTAAAATTTTTTTATAATAAGTTTTTTTGTTTGGGAAGTACGCTTATTAGAGAAGCGTAATGTGATTTTTTTAATAAGGATGCTATATAGAGATAGCATATTGTCCCGTATACGTATATCGATATTTCTAAAAACACGAGAAAAAGAAACCCTCCTTTTTAGGGGAGGGTCGGTCCAAGGAGACTATCCAAGGGGGGGGTTAAAATACGGGGCAAGTTCCATTAGAGCATAAAATATCTCTAATTATATTATTTACTCTAGAGTAATTTTTAGTAGGATTATGTTGTATACTTTCGTTTAATCCAACAGTCATCATATATGAACCAGGATTAGAAGGAGTTGATACAAAGTCCCAACACAATAATTCAAAATCATCTTGTACTTCCATCATATTTTCACCCATTGGTTTTAAACTTCCCATACCACGAGAAGATACACCAACGGAAATACCTGAATCAATTAATGCTTTAACAATATTACCTGATGGGGTAGGTAGTATTTCTAATTTGCCCATCACGTTACCTCCATCCCACCAGATATCAATAATGTTGTGAGATACGTTTTTTAAGTTAATAACTTGAGTTTCGGGGTGATCTAATTCACCACATGCACGACGGTCTTTAATCAGGTTCATGTATTTTTTAATTTCCCGATCCCATAAATCTTTAGAATAATAGCGACCATTTCCATTTTTTACCTCAGGGGTAGCCAAAATACCTTCAACAATCATGTTGCCGGATTTGGACTTTAACCCTTCTGTTAGTTTAACAGGTTGAGGCACAAAGGTAATGGTTTCTATAAGGAGGGTTTTACTCATTATTTTCCGGTTAATCGTTTTAAGATTTCTTTAACTAAAGTGTCTTTAGATTCGCCTAAATTAAATGCTTTATCAAGGCCAAATGATTCTAATTTAGCTTTAAGAGCATTTTTAATAGATACTTCGGCCTGGTCAAATTTGCGTTTAAAGGCTTGCATATCATTATTATCCATTTTATCTATAACTTTCCCAAGCCTTTCTTTATCCATTTGGAGTAACATAGAGGGAGTAGGAACATCAATTTCATTACCGTATGATTCTTTTAATTTAACTGGTTCCATTCCCGAAGAGGCATATTTGCCTTTTACTTCTTTAGTTTTACCTAAGCCTGGAGCTTCCTCAGTATAGCCTAAACCTTCAACACCAAATTGACCTGATTTAACATAGTGTAATTGGTCTTTAGCTAAGTTTTTAACTACGATATCTCTAATTTCTTCTACTGTTTTATCAACGTTTTTAGCGTTTCTTGACTCAACATAAAATCCTAATAAGAATTCAGCACCACTTTGGTTATCAATATTTTTCTTATTTTTATAATCAAATCCTTTAGTTTCTAAATCAGTTACATCTTTAGTTGGTTTCTTTTCTTCAGCTTTAGCTTCCTCATTCAATTTAGCCATATTAGTGTTGAAGATTTCAAAGAAATTAGGTCCACTTGAATTAGATACTAATCCTTGAGCTACCATTTCGCTGATGATTGATTTTTGTTTTAATACATTTACTACTTGGTCAAATGAAGATTGAGCAGTAAATAAATGAGGGAATTGTTTTAATGCTTGCTTATGAAAAGCAGTTGCATTACCTTTTCCTTCAACTATTAAATTGTATTGTTCTTGTAGAGTTTGTTGTCTCATTTTATTCTATATTATTTAATTCTCTAAAATCTTCTTCAGACATTATAAATCCATCATTTTGTAATTCAGCTTCGGCTTTTTTAAGTTCATCAGGATTTAATTTACCTAATTTATTAACATTACCATCTTCATCTACAAAATAATACATTTCTACATCTTCATTATCTTTATTCCCTAATCCCGTACTACCTGGTATAGCTTTAATTTCTTTATATAAACCTTCTAAGCTAAGAGGGGTAGATTCTTTAACTTCAGCTTCAGGAGATTCAGTATCAGCTGCTGTTGTAGGTTGAGATTTTTTACGTAAGTCAATAATTTGAGTTGTTAACTTTTCTATATCGTCTGCAATAGCGTCAAAAACACCAGGTCCTAAATTTTCACCTTTAGATAAAAGTGCTTGTACCTCTTGTTGGAGGTTTAGCATTTTTACTTTTAGGTAGCGTTTGTTATTCATATGTTATAAATATGTATTATTTCCACAAGTCTTTATATTCCATACCTTTGGCCTGTTTTCTCATCTGTTCCTTATTAACAGGTTTCCAACCCATCTTTAAGTAGTAATTACGGGAAGTACCTTTAGCTTTTTTATTAGGGTTAAAAGCAAATGGAGTAGCATATTGCTCTCCAGCTCCAGTAGACATACCTGCTCCTGCTACTCCGCCTCCAGTGGCAGATATTTCAGTAACAACTTTTCTTATAATTTCTTTAAGTTGTTTCTTTTTCATTTGCCTTTCATTTTTTCGTATTCTTTACGATAATTGTTGCGGAGATGACCTCTAATTCTATTTTTAATGTATTGTATTTCTTTAAAAATATCTTCAAATTCTTGATCTTCTTCAGCTTGTAACATTACTGCTCTAGAGGTAGACTCTAATTGCAAAGCATCTTTAAGAAGTTTTTCAAAGTTAGGAGTATATGTTACTTTAGATACAACACTACGAGCTTCAGGGTCAACTTCTCCAGGTTCAACAGTAAACTTACGAGGAGTAGGTTCTACCTCACTTAATATCTTATTTACTAACTGTTCTAATTTCATCGATCAATTGATAATATTGTAAAAGATTAACTATATCCTCGTTATTAATTGAAGATTCTTTAGATAATTCAGAAATAATATTTACTATTTCATTTAATTTAATTACTGTAACTTTATCATCAACTGATTTAATTAATGTTTTTAATTCAGTTTTAATTTCGCTGATTTGGTTATTATAAAATTCTTTTAGTTTAGGTGTTGAATCTACTTCAGTAATGAATTGCTTTAGTACGGCTTTTTGTTTTTCATTTAAACCATCGTACTTATCGTTGAATTTTTCTAACAGTATACGATAAGTTAAAATACGTAAATCTTTATCGTATTTTTTAAATTCCTCAATTACCTCGTCTTTAACCTCTTTTTTATTAATTTTAGATGTGGTTAAAATTTCAAGTAATGTTACTTTATTAGTAATAATAGCATCAGGATTAACCAAGTTATCATTATTGTAAACTTCCATTAATGAATATAAAGCAGCATATGCCTTATAGTTAGGTAATTTAATTTTAAAAAATTCATCTAAATTATAATTATCACGAATTTCTTTAATTAAGTTATATTTTTCTCTACGTAGATTACCTCGATTTAATTTTTTAGAAGTTTCTAAAATAGTATTAATAACAATATTAGCAGTTGATTCAGTTAAAGGTAATTTTTTTAACAATGATTCGTATAATTTATATTCTTTACTTAATTCACTTTTAAGAAAATACTTTTTAATAATATCAAGCGCGGGTGATTGTTTTCCCGAAATAGTATCTGCGGTTACCTGTCTAATAAGCAATTCAAAAATTAACCCAGAATTTTTATATTTGCTATGCTTAAGCTTAGTCATTTATTATAAATATGATTAAAAAAATTATTCCTTAATTTTAGATTCATCTAATAAAGAGGCAGCTCTTTGTTCATCATCAAATGATAATTTTTTATTTAAACTTTCAAATAATGATTTATTTTTTAATAATGCTGTTTTAGCCTCATATGATACCTGTGGTCGGGTAGGACTATAGTTTTCCTGGTCATCTACCTTTGTAGCTTTAACTCCTAATCTATCCCTACCCAAAGCATTATTTTGAGTATTAATATCTGATACTTTTTCTTTAGGGCGTCCTAATAATGGCTCATCCTCATTATATCCACCAGGAACATTTTTAGATGCTTCATAACGACCCGTACCATATAAAGCAGCTAAGTCGTGTGGTGTACCATATGATTTACCAGTTTCAATAGGATCGTTACCTTCACTTTCAAGCTGAGTTAAACGGAATGTGCGTTTCATATCTTCGCGCATTAAATCTCTATAGCTATCATATTCATCTTCACTAAAGTGGAAAATATTATCATAAATCCAGTCTGTAGGTAAAAGTTTAGTATCAATAATGTTACGAGCTAATTCTACTTTCTCTTTAAGTAAGTTAATTCTTTCTTGATCATAAATAATAGAAGGTGTAGTTAATCCTAATTCAAAATTAGTTAACCCTTCATTATTGTATCCTTGAGAATATAAATGTACTAAAGCAATTTTATATAATTCAGATAAAATAATCTTTTGAATACGTTCAATTGTACGAGCAAAACGAATATCTTCAGCCGCTAATGTTGCTTTACCTGTTAAATCTTTTTCATATCCAAAGAATGCTTTAGGTACTTTAAGAGCAGCAATCATTTTATCTCTTAAATATGTAACATCTTGAATACCATCGTATTCTAATCCTTTTGTAGTTTCAATTTTGGTTGTTGCATCATTACCACGAACAGGAATATAAAAATCCTCCATCATGTTTTGCATGTTGAATTTTAAGTTGTATTGGCCTGTTTGAGGATCAATGTATGGAGTACGTTTCATTTTAGAAACTGTTTTTTCCATAAATGCATCTATCTCATTTGGTGGAATATTACCAACATTCATGTAGAAAACGCGCTTTTCAGGCGCTCTAACAATACGATGTACAAGCATCGCGTCCTCCATTAATACCATCTGTTTATACGATTTACGCGCAGGTTCAATATATGAACGACCATAAGGTAAATAGTTAACATCTGTTAATAAACGGAAGTGAGCTATTTCATAGTTATCAAAATAGATAGCATTATCTATCCTGTTTGTATATGCATATCCTGAAGCAGTAGAGCCACCGCCTGATAATCCATCGGGGTCAAATTTAAATCTTACTGATGCCGGGTTTTTAACATCGTATCCTTCTTCTCGGCTAATATTATATGCGGTATAGGGAATAATATTGTATACACCAAATTTTTCAGCAATTTCTAGCTTTAAGAAAAAATCACCATACTTACACATTTGGCGAATCCATGCCCATAAGTTAAATTCAATATTTAATACATCATAGAATAAATTGTAGAGAATTTTTTGAATATCATCATCACTAGAACGAATTTGAAGTACTTCTCCCATATCGTTCTTTAAAGTACATTCATCACAAATAATATCTAATGTAGAGGCAATAATAGAATCTGTATCCATAGCCTCATAATCAGAGTATAGTTGAGTTCTTAATGTTTGATAATTAAGAGCAGGGTTATAAATAGGGGCTGCTCCTGTTAAGTGTAATCGAGTAAATCGATCAATTAATGAGTTGGTTTCAACCTGTCCTGCTTGTTGAATTTTGTTAACATCTATAATCTTAAGTTCATCTCCACCAATGTTTCTTACGATAACATCCGTTGAAAATAATCGTTTAAGTCGCGTGAATAAACTGGTATCTGCCATTTGTGTTTGTTATAAATATTTAGAGAAGCCAAGTAATATCTTCGTTATCAGTTCCTATATCCATACTCCAGGGATTACCACCATAAGCTGTTTTAGGTGAGTATACTCCTGAGGTATTCATTTGGGTTGCTTTAAACGAATTAAGAGAGGCTCTTGTTAAGTCTTGTGATTGTTGTTGAAAACGTAATGATGTATCTCTTAGATACATTCCAATACCAAAAGCCATTACTAAGTCATCGTTGTATCCTCCTTGAGCTTCAGCTCGTCCATTTTTCCAGATAAACACTTTCATTTCCTCTAATAACCGTTTTGATTGGATTATTACAGAACGATCTCCGATGTATTCTCTAAATTTATTTATAACTAGGGGGCGTGATTTTAATGACATAGTAAAACCAGGAGTTAGATTAGGATTATTTTCATATCTTTGAAAATACGACTCAACTGTTAAAGTATCACCTCCTTTGGGAGAATAATACAAATTTCTATATCCTCTTTCCAAAATAGCTTCTATGGTTGACCACCCAATAGATGAGTTTTCAACCACCAATAAAGCCTGATTGTATTCAGTAGCAATACCTACTAGAAAATATCCAAATTCTTTAGTAGACATTTGTCCTTTATATTCAGCAACTTGTACATTAGTTGCTACATCCATAATGTGAAAAGTTGAAAAGTCTTTACCATCACCTCTAGCTACGTCTGCTACTACCATATAATCTCTTGTATAGTCTGCAGGTTCCCATATCCATAAATTTTGGTCAACTCCTCTTCTTTCGAGTGGTTCTCGTATTGTTGTTTCTTTAATGAAATCTAACCATTCAGGGTAAAATACTACTTCACCTGAAGTACTAAAATCGCAATCACATTCCTGTGCTGCTAATCTAGGATCACCTAGTAATTCATCTTGTTTTTTCCTCCATGCCTCATCTCGTTCAGGGTGAACGAACCAGGGTAATCTAATAGGAAGAAAATCATTTTCCTTTGCTTCTGCTCGAGTCCATGTTTGATGGAACCAGTTTCCAGTTCCATAAGGTGTTGAAAGTACAATTGCTCCACCACCTGTGGCTAGTGTTTGTTGTGCTGATGCCCATATTTCTCCAATATTTTCAATGAACGCTGCCTCATCTACAAGCAGCATAGAAACGGCTTCTGATCGACCTGCATCTGAACTTGCTGATGTTGCTTTGATTTGGGAACCATTGTTTAATCTTAATGTTAATTTACTATCTTCTAGTGGTTTATCTTTTTCTTTTAACCATGAAGGTAAACTATCATACATAAAACGTACTTTTGTAACCATGTTTTTAGCAGTATCCTGCTTAGTTGCAATACAAAGAACGTTTTTATCTTTATGAAATAACATTAACCATAAAGAATAACCTGCGGCTAATGTTGATATACCTAACTGTCTTGATTTTAAGATAATAGAATATGGATTATCTCTCCATAAATGTAATACCTTAGATTGGAAGGGATATAAATTAAACAATACTCTACCACGTTGCGGATGCTGGATGTGGCAGTATTTTTTCATGAAATGAGCAGGATCCTGAACACATTTAATGTATTCCTGCTTGATAATTTCTCTATAGTCTACATTTTCACTCATAGTGCAACTAGCAAACCACTAATAATAGATACTACAGCAACACCATATGCTACTTTTATACCTTTTTTAGCTGTTTTTAACGCTTTATCATATAACTCAACTTGTTTATTTTTATTATCAATGATTTGAACGTAATTCAATTCATTCTTTTTATATAAATCAATTTGATTGTTTTTATTTTTAATCAATGTATCTTGTTGAGATACAATAACATTTAAAAGAGTTACAGAATCACGAGTGATTCCAATTTGATTCTTTAAATAATCTCTTTCGGTTTTAACCAGTAGTGCTTTTTTTAAAGTAGCACAAGGTACACAACATTGGGTATCAATCGAAAGCGTTTGTGAATTCGCGAACGAGGATAGGATTAGACATAGTGTCAACACGATTATGTTCTTCATTGTACAATTTTTTATAAATATTTGCTTTACCGTTTAACTCACCCATTTTAAATTTAGTGTTTTGAATCTCATTATCCAACACAGCATTTAATGAATCAA